TGGTTTCAATCAAAAGCAGCACAGATCATAGGCTTGGTTTCTATTATAGGAACACTAGCTGGGTTTGGCTACACAGGCGCTACCTATGTGAATAGGATAGAAAACTTAGAAAAGAAGATAGGTCGTATTGAAGGCACAGAAGATGCTCAACAAGAGATTGAAGAACGCTTTAGTGCTATAGAAACTTCTGTAACTTATATTAATAAGTCGATAGACGATAGCATTATCCCTGAAGTTAAAGAGAACAGTAACATGATTAAAGTCATAGATATTGATGTCTCAACTGCATCAACAGAGATAGACGCTCTAGATAATAGAATTAAAAGAATCGAAGATAAAGACGATAACCCATTAGCAAACTGATATGAGTGACGAACAATACCATCCTTCTGGAAGATTTGGCGGAGACATGGATCGCAATGAAGTCGAAATGGACTTAAACAAGTTCATGGCTATGATTGAGGAAATCGGTGCTCTAAAGGATAAGATAAGAACACTAGAAGATGTTAAGAACAACAACCCATATCAAAAGGTTATATTTATAGCACAGGCTATTGACTCATGGAGAATCTTTCCAAGAGCCTTTTTGTCGGTTTATATGTACTTACTTTACTACACGACCTTTTGGTTTATGAGTTTACCAGAACCTAGTTTTGAACAATCGGGCTTAATATCTATAGTTGTAGGCGCAGGAGCAGCATGGTTTGGACTCTATGCAGGTACGAGTGGTTCGTCTAAGAGCTTTAAAGGCGATAAGTAATGGCCGTTACAAAAAAAAAGAAAAGAAACTATAGAAAAGAATACGACAATTACCACAAAAGCAAAAAGCAAAAAGATAACAGAGTAGCTAGAAACAGAAGCAGAAGAAAACTTGAAAGAGAAAATAAAGTTAGGAAAGGTGATGGCATGGATGTTCATCATGTTGACGGCAATCCACAAAATGGAAAAAGAAGTAATTTAAGAGTTATTGCAAAAAAGAAAAACAGATCATTTTCAAGAAAAACAAGGAGATCATAATGGCATTTTATGTAAAAAAAATAGGTTTAACTAAATGGTTCAAAGAAACATTTCTAGGCCTTGAAGAAAAAGTAGTTAGAAATCGCACTAAAAAAGGAAGGTATGTTGCTGATGATGAATCAACACCAGACATCAACGAAGCGTATAAGACTATTAATGTTAAGAAAAAGAAATGAAACTTGCCCTAGTTATAGGTGGAGTGCTTTTTATTTCTATTATGGTTAACATCGTTGCCTTTACTAAATTAGATAAAGCAAAGGTTGAACTGCAAACAGCGATCAACAACCAAGCGGTTCTTGAGCGAACAATCCAGGAACAAAACGACCAGATTGTAAAAGCATTGGAATCAGCTAAAAAGACCCAAGCCCAAATACAATCGCTTAATACACAGTACACTCAGAGCCAAGCGCAAGTGACCAATCTTAGAAACAAGTTTGCTAAACATAATCTTGAAGGGTTAGCCATGTCTAAACCAGGGTTGTTGGAAAGCAAGATCAATAAAGCAACGGCTAGAGTAGGACAAGATTTAACTAATATAACTAACCCAGACCAGTTTGATGAAAAAGCTACTAATAATACCTCTACTCTTAATTAACGGATGTTCTACCTATTCACTTTTAGGTGATTTAGCTAACAAACAACCACAAACTAAGCCTGTGGAAGTAGTAACCGTTGCTAAACGAAACCCCATTTATCATCCACCGCTGCCAGAGCCGATAGAGGCCTCTGATGTGGAGTGGAAGATACTGACCCCTGATACAATGAAGGAGTATTTAGCGCAAGTAGAAGCGGGAGAAGAACCCAGGGTTGCTTTCTACGGACTAACTAGCCAAGGTTACGAGAATTTGTCCATGAATATGGGGGAGATAAAACGATACCTTGAGCAGATACTGCATATTGTGGGATACTACAGAGATATTGATGAGGACGAGGAAGAGTAATGCCTTTAGCAAAATACATATTAAAGCCAGGAGTGGATCGAGAAGGAACCGACTACACCAATGAGGGTGGTTGGTTTGATGCGAACCTTATGAGGTTTCGCAAAGGATTCCCTGAAAAGATTGGAGGCTGGCAAAAAATCAACAATAATTATTATTTAGGAACGGGTCGTGCTTTGCATGCGTGGGTTGATTTAAACACCACACCTTATCTTGGTGTTGGAACCACTTGGAAATACTACATCCAAGAAGGCTCTGGATATAACGATATTACACCGATTAGAGCCACAACAACGAACGGTATCTTATTTGCAGCCACTGACGGTTCTTCTACTATTACAGCTACCGATGATGATCATGGGGCTGTGGTTAATGATTTTGTAACGATAAGTGGTGCAGTTAGTTTGGGTGGTTTAATTACAGCCGCTGTACTAAATCAAGAATATCAAATTACCGCAGTAACCACAGACACATACACTTTTACAGCCAAAGACACCGATGGCGATACGGTCACAGCTAATTCCAGTGATTCTGGCAATGGCGGTGCAGGAGTTGATGGTGTGTATCAAATTAATGTAGGTCTAGATGTTTATGTTGCAGCTTCAGGTTGGGGTGCAAACACTTGGGGAGAAGGAACGTTTGGCTCAGTCAGCGCTTTATCTGATACCAGTCAGCTTAGATTGTGGTCGCACGATAACTTTGGCGAAGACTTACTAATCAATCCAAGAGCTGGAGGCATCTATTATTGGGATAAGACAAACGGAATAGACACAAGAGCCGTAGTTCTCTCAGATTTATCGGGGGCTAACTTGGCACCCACTAAAGCATTGCAAGTATTGGTTAGTGATATTGATCGTCATGTTATTTGTTTGGGCGCTGACCCTATCTCTGGCTCCTCTAGAACAGGTGCTATTGATCCCATGTTTATTTGTTGGTCAGACCAAGAAAATGCAGCACAGTGGGAGCCACTATTAACTAACACAGCAGGTTCTTTTAGGCTTTCATCAGGCTCTTCCATTATTGGTGGTCTTAGAGCGAGACAAGAAACACTGGTTTGGACAGATAACTCTTTATATTCAATGGTCTTTGCTGGATCGCCATACACCTTTAGCACCAACCTGGTTAATGAAGGGGTTGGTTTAATTGGACCTAAAGCATCAATTAATGCGCCTCAAGGGGTGTTTTGGATGGACTTAAAAGGATTCTATTTCTACAATGGCTCTGTTGCACCGTTACCTTCTTCTGTTCACAACTATGTTTTTAGCAACATTAATTTACAACAAGCCTACAAAGCCTTTGCGTTTTTAAACAAAGCCTTTAATGAGGTGGGTTGGTTCTACCCATCAAACTCATCAGATGAGATTGATCGTTATGTTATCTATAACTACAACGAGAAAACTTGGTCTATCGGAGAACTGACACGTCATGCTTGGTTGGATGAAGGCGTAGAAGACTTCCCAAGAGCAACCGGCACCGATACTAATAATTATATTTACCAACATGAGACAGGCAATGATGCGGACGGATCGCCCATGGACAATGTGTATATTGAATCCAGTAGTCTAGATATTGAAGACGGCGAATACTTTAGTTTTGTTAATCGGATTATTCCTGATATTAAGTTTACTGGCTCTAACAGTAGTGCTGCCATGAACATTGTTCTTAAGCAACGCAATTGGCCAGGAGAAGACTTAAGCACTTCATCTACAACAGCGATTACCTCTTCAACCACAAAGATTGATACAAGAGCAAGAGCACGCCAAGTCGTTTTAAGATTTGAATCAGACGATGATAATTCAGCAGGATTAAGAGAAGGACTGGGGTTTCGTGTGGGAGCAACCCGTATGCAAATTAGGCCCAATGGTAAACGATAGTGGGAAAACTGCTTGAAACGAGATTGCCTAACGCTATAGGAGAGGTTTCTCCTGATGTTTACAATCGGCTGGTTCGCGTCCTTGAATTAAACTTAGGCGCGTTTGATCCGACGGCAACGCCTCAATACACATTAACCACGCTGTCTCAAAATAAGTTCAATCCTGGTGATGTGATCTGGAACCTCAATGCTAAGAGTTTACAAGTTTTTGATGGCTCCAAATGGTATGATGTTTATTCAGGAACGACTAGAGGGGTTAGCGCAACAGGTGCTGTTAGCTCATTATCAGTAAGCACCAACGGGGCAATATCTATTGATTTATAACTTAAAAAACAGATATACTGTAAAGATTCTCGGCTCGTGGGATCTTCGCAATATTTATATAATGCGAAAATGAGAGAAGAAATTGTAGAACAACTAGGCGTGACCCCAACACCCT